AAAGCAATGGAGCATTTTCTTCTCCAGTATAAACTGGTCGACCCCAACCCACTACAGCATTAAGGATACCCTTCTTATTTTTTACATAAGCACGAGTCTTCTCTACACACATTCCGCCGTTGCGCTGGTCTCCCTTTGCAGTGCCTGAAGTGTTTCCTTCAATAACTTGGATTGTTCCATCGCCATTGTTCTTAATGCAAAGACCAACATGTGAAATACGATTTACACCATCATCTGGGAAATCAAAATAAATCCAGTCTCCTGGAGTCGGATCATCATTGCGAGCATCTGCCCAACGATTATTCTTTTTAAACCAATCTGCTGCTGCAACTGTAGATGCAGACTTTGGATACTTCTTTGGATCTAATCCAGATGTAAATGCAGTCCAAGAAACAAATGACTGACACCATGGCTGAAAGTTTGCACCTGTCCACTTGCCATACTTTGTTTCGTTGTCTTTTGGACCCTCGATAGTTCCAACTTCTTTCTTAGCAACTTCAATAATTGCTTCTAATGAGCCCTTGACAGCCATAAAAACCTCCTAAGTTTTGTATTACCAGTATACCAAAGAATGAGCCTTTTTGCAACATGCTCAGGTTGTCCCAGGTAGCGCCCTGAAATTTATTTGATCTTGATTTGCTTTGGCTTTGCTTCTTCTGGGACATTCCTTCTAATTTCAATATGAAGAACCCCATTCTGAAGAGTTGAAGATGCAACTTCCATATACTCACCTAAAGAAAATGTTCTTTGGAACTTTCTTTTTGCAATTCCTTCATGAATATATGTACCTTCCCAGAAATCTCCATTAATTTCACCCTCAATAATTAGAGTATTTTTTTCAACAGTGATTTCTAGATGATGCTTTTCAAATCCAGCAACAGCCAAACTAATGTAATACCCTTCTGATTCTGTAAGTTTTACAATATCGTATGGAGGATATGTTTGATTAGTTGGATTCATTTTTGCTAAGTGTTTATCCCAGCCAATAAAAAATGGATCATTAAATAGATCCATAGCGAGTTTTGTTACCATATTATTCCCCTTTCAAGCGAATAAGTTAGTGTACCCCCGAAGGCAGTACATTAATATTATATCATACTAGTAAAGAATTGTAAAGTTGTACTCTTGTTCCCATTTTTGAATGTCTGATTTGTCATTAAGCAAAGGCTGTCCTTTAATATTTAAACTTGTATTAAGCAAGATAGGCACACCAGTCTTATCGTTAAGAATATTTAAAACTTCCCATAAACCAGGATGTTGCTGTTTATTTACAGTCTGGACTCTAGAGGTTCCATCTGCATGTACAACTGATGGAATCCTATCTGGCTTTAAGCATTTGACCGTGTATTGCATATACGGTGAAGCAAAGTTCATATCAAACCACTGACTTGCATACTCTTCCATTACTACTGGTGCAAATGGTCTAAATGATTCTCTTTGTTTAATTAGATTAACCTTGTCTTTAATAGACGGATCTCTTGGATCTGCAAGTATACTCCTGTTTCCCAGTGCTCTTGGTCCATACTCTGCTCTTCCGCTTGCTACTGCAACTATCTTATCTTTTAATATTCCGTCAACAATTTTTTGAACTGGATATTCTCCGCCAATATCATGACCTAGGTATGGGTTTTGCCAATCTATGTGTTTTCCATATAGTGCTGCTGCTGCACCTAAAGAACTTCCTGCATCTCCTGGGTTTGGCATAATCCAGATATCACTAAATATATTCCAGAGAGGTGTGTTGGCTGAAGAATTTAATGCACATCCGCCCATAAAAACTAAATTAGATTTACCAGTCATTAACTTTGCCATACGCATAAAGTCGTTAAGCCTTTGCTCATAGACCATCTGCGCTGCTGCTGCTATGTCAAACTTATCCTCTTCTGAAACCCAGCCCCAATCTGTAATTCCTTTGTGGAAATTATATTTTTGATTGTAGTAAACTGGAAAGTATTCGTTAACCTTTTTATAATACTTTGTCCAGTCGCCATATGCAGCCATTCCCATCATGATATATTCTTCTTGGTTTGGCATAAGGCCAATCAACTGGGTAAAGGCTGAATAAAACAATCCAAAACTAATAGGATAGTTTTGCTTATACTTTAATTTTATCTTTTCTCCTTCTCCAACCCAGATTGTTGAGGTATTGTATTCTCCTATTGCATCCAGAACAACTATGACTGCATTATCAAAATTACTTGTGTAGTAACCAGCGCAGGCATGAGAATAGTGATGACTAAAAGATTTTTTTGGAATACCCGTCAAGTCAAACCTTGGCTTCCATTCCCCAGATCCACCCTTTAAGAACAGCCTAGAGGCCTTTAGAAGTGGTTTTTCGTAGTAGGCTATATGATCTGGTATCCCGTACTGCAAAGCATCATTAATTAGACTATCACTGATATACCAATCATTTTTTTGTTTGCTATATCTTTCAGAATGCCCTGCAAATAATATCTCACCATCTTTAATTAAAGAGGCTGAAGCATCATGAGATGTTTCATTGATACCCAAGATAATCATTAGTATGTAAACCTATCCTTATTGATTTTTTTTCTTTTGAGTCTCAGAAAAAAAATTACTAAACTATAAATTATTATTTTAAGTCTATTCAATTTTGCCAATCCTTTTTTGATACTCTATGTAAAAAAGTTCTGCAATATGCTTGTTTGAATGTATTCCCCAATGCCCATGTCTTTTACCCATTATAGCATCAGCAGCACGATAGTATATATCATTATACTCGTAATTTTTGTTATACTTTGGAAAATAAAAACATTCATCACTACAAGTATTATCATAAACAGGAAAATAATCATACTCTTCATCAAAAAATGGAAATACCTCATTGCTGTCTATCTGAACATAATTATTTAAAATGTTAGGAATATTTTCTTTAAGATAATTTATAAAACTTTGATCTTCATAACAGTTCCAGATAAATATAATATTGTTAGATTTACAGTATTGCTCTAGCATCTGAATAAGCATAAAACTATAAAATACATAAAACTCTCGTGGCATTATCTCTTCAAGATCATACGGCATTTTTGCAATAGGCATAGGCTCGCCCTTTTGACCAAAACTTTTAGTGATGCGAAAATCTTTTGCAGTAAGTTCTGTTTTTGATGGATTATGCTTCCCTAATTTTCCTGGTATATATGGAAACTCTATTCTGTACATTGGGAAGGTACCAACAATAATACTAGGGTTTTTAAATTCTTCAAAATATTTAAAAGCCTTATAGACTTGGGCCTGAATGCTATCACCTTGTTCTGCCAATAGCGCATACTTTTTGTTTAACCTATTTGAAAAAATATCTCCCCAAGTAAATTCTAGTGGCAGCCCTGTACCATATGTTTGAGAACATCCCAGAATTAAAATATCCTCTGTTCCATCTATATCGTACCTACCTCTATATCCTAAGTTATTTAGTTCATAGGCTAGTGCTCTGTTAGCATATTCTTCATGATACAAAGAATTTGCTGGGCCAGTTGAGCATTCAAAAAGACTTCTATAAAATAAATTATTAAAGGGAATAATATAGTCTTCGTCTGGATTATAACCTAGCATTAGTATATAAACCTTTTCTTTTTTAAATTCTTATTTATCTTTCTTTTAATAAAGAAGTTCTTAATTTTTTTTATCATTTATTATCAGACCTGTATTTATCAAAAATAAAATTAGACCAAGCAATATGAAATCCTTCACCAAAGTGAATACCATCTTTTAAGAATAAAAACTCTTCTTTATTATTTATAAAAGTTTTTTCAATTACTCCTAAATGCTCAACCACTTTTTCTATCCCATATGGATAAAATGTTTGAAAGTTATAAAAAGAAAATATATTGTTTGTTGTTATTTCTGTGCTATCTAACTCTTTATTAAATAGCCTGCCTAGATCAATAGAACTATAGTCTTCATTACCAATTGGGGCTGAGTGCCAACTAAAAGAATATAGTTTGATGTTGTTAGAATCACAATACTGGTTAAGCATAAAGTAGTATTGATAGTTTAAAAGAATTGTATTTTCAAAATCCTTGTTGTCATAAAACCTTCTTACATACCCAGTTACGTCATTACCTTCAAAGTTAACATCAACATAGTTTAATGTTCTTGGTTGTTCTGGCAAATTTAAAAATATGTAATCTGGATTTCCGTACAGTTTAAAATAACGAAACAGGTTAATAACAATTTCAATAATACCAGCGCCAGGCTGTGCTAAGTTAAAGTATCCAGAGCATTCAACTTCTTTGCTAATTCTTTCATATGTTTTATAAGCCCAGGTCTGAATGTTATTCATTTCCCAACCAAACGTATTTGAACATCCAGAGAAAACAAAGTGCTTACCTTTGTGATCTTTTGTAAACTCATCACATGCAAAATTTTTAGAGTTATATGTTAGGTCAAAGCCTTTATACCTAAGATCGTCACCGATTAGGTCTTCGTTAAAAGAGTTAACTGATCTTAGTATATGATAAACATCATTAATTAAAATATTTCCATCATCATCTTTTCTTAGATTTTGTATAGTATTCATCTATACTCTTTCTTAGATCTCATCTTATTCTTATACCCATTAATAAAAGTACTTCGAAGTTTTAAGAATTGTCTGTCTGTTGCCTTCTCTGACTGCTCAGCATCTATCGTTTCCATCTGCCATGGCTCTCTTTTAAATGGAAAGACTTGTACTAGCGGTGTACCCTGCTTAATAACTCCAACAAATCCTGACTTAACAAAAAAGGATAGGTGTCCACGAGATATGTACTCATCTGTGTCAACCATTGCACCAATTGCTTCAAGTGGTCCTGGGTCTTGATACATTGGGTTTGCAAAAATTGTACTATACCCTGAAGGCGTTGACACACCCCAAAGAGGATTGATTCTTAAAAGATCTTTATGATAATACTGTCTATCATACGGAAGTTCTGCATATTGTTCACGATTATGACTTGAAAAAAGATTTTCTGTAACATCTTTTATTGCTTCTGGAGCAGTATGCTTTAGTTGTTCTGGATTGCTTGCATCTATGTATATATCGCAAGGCATTAAAAGCATATACCCACTTGTCATTAAATCAAAAAATGGCATACATCTTTTAATTGTTGAAGATGTAAACCCCCTACTCAATGTATCTTCATCGCTACCAGAAGATGATTGTTTTTTGTACCAATCTGGAATCATCTTTATTGTAGGTACTGGGTAAGGAGCAAATACTTCTGACTCAACATTAAATGGATAAAATTTAATGTGATTCATATCTACCCCTTACCCACACCAGTTAAGGCTTAACCAGTACCGATTTTGCTGGAAATAATCCAGTGCTTAAGTACTGTGTTGCAACAGCAACTGTTACCGAAGATGTTGTTTGTGGAATTAGTCCAAGTGTAGGTGAGTTAAAGTTAAACACACCAGCATTATTATCTAGGCTTCCATTTACATCTGTAGATGCATCGGATACATTTCCTGGACTTGTAACTGAAACTGTGTCAGCAATACATGCTGGATAGTCTACCTTTGTCTTAGGTGCATTTCCAGTTGAAACAAATACAGGTATATTCTTTGACTTAAGTGTTGCGATTAGAGATCTAATTGTTGCATCTGCTTTGCTCACTCCGCCATAAGGTGCTGTGTTTGTTGTTGCTGGAGAGCATGCTTTATTACCATTAAAAAATCTTGATACTGAGACTGCCCCAACTGTGTTAGAGTTTGCATTAACCCAGTTAAGTGCATCAATAAAGTTTCCAGCATTTACTTCTGACACAGACTTAGAACTTACTGCTGCAGAAACCAGAAGAATAATTGGAACACTCGTGCTTTGCTTTTTTGCTACCTCTGCCATGGCGTTTCCATGGTTGACTGCATGTGACAAAGATGTGTTTGAAATTGTAACCACATCTGTGCAGGCTGTATTGGTAAGTGTAATACACTTAACATTTGATGCACTAACCTTTGAGTCAAAATATGAATCAATAATTACTAGTGCTTTTTGATTTGATGCCTGTACTGGCTGGATTACAACGAACCCAAGAACTACTGCTAATGCTAACGCTACCTTTTTCATTTTTACCCCTTTAGTTTTATTACGTATTGACATGGGTCGCCACCTGCTTCCCACTCTTCTTGCTCTTCTTCTGTCATGTATGGATCGCCATCATGAGTATTACAAAACGGTTCGGTTACCCATCCCCGCTCAATTCCATTAGTTAACCATATCTCAAACTCTAAATAGTTATCGTCATCGATCATATTATAATTATACCTTTAAACGCTTACTACGTCAACTGGACCCATACAAGATGGACTAAACTTAATTGCTGCATTAATAGCAGACACTACTCTATTTCTTGCATTTTTTTGTTTATCTGTTGCATACAAAACTCCATATGCGTACTCAGCCCCTGATCCCATTGCAAGATACGGTAATGTATACTTAGACAAAGACATGTCTGCAGAACTGTGTTCATAAATATTTCCACGGACTGCAATGATCAAACCAAGATCACCATCTTTGGATGTATCAACCCAGAACTCGTTATAGAATTCTTTGAGTTCTTTAATAAACTTAGTCTGCATAAACTTATCTGTATCTTTGATAGTTGGAGCAGTTGGGTGAAAGTTGTATCTAATTCTTTCTCCATCCATTGAACCAGCGTATCCAATAAGGTAGGGGCCAATCTTCCAAACTTTTGGAGCATCAAGTGCTAGAATCGTACCATCATCGGATGCACCACGATCACCAGCCATAAAGATCTTATTGTTTAATTCATCACGAACTACTGCAATGCAAGTCATCTATTCCCCCATAAGTTACATATTAAGTATATCAGTAAAGTCAGTTTTCTTCAAGCAGGTTGCTGCGATCACAATATGTGTATAGATACTCATTAATTATCTTATTAGAAATCTTTAATAAATGTGTTTCATTTGGTAGATTTTTTTTTATAAACTGTTCCCAATGTAAAGAAAGATCAGGGGTTGACTCAAAAATATATGTATTCTTAACATCAAAAAATTGCAACAAATATTCTTTTTCTAAAGACCAAGCCCAGAATACATCGTGATTAATTTTACTACATATTTCTTTAATATTTTTTAACTTAAATGGCCAGTCTTCTTTTTCATAATGATCTAAAAATAAACAATCATATTTTTTTTCTGTAGTAACTTTTAAAATGTCTTGGTTAATAATATTAATTTTGTTACTTATATCGTTTGATAAAAGAAAAAGATCAATAACATCATTTGATATTTCAACCACAGTAACACTTGTAACTTCTGGCTTACTAGATAACCATATAGGTAATATACCAAACCCAAGTCCAGAAAGAAGAACATCTCCATACGCTTGATCATACTGTGAATAAAATTCTGCTATTTGGTGCTTATTATTTTCACTAAATGACATCCATTGTTTGCCATTATTATATAAAAAATATGTTTCTTCTTTGTAAATAATGTCTGCACTACCCAAAGAAGATTCTTTAATATTAAACTTGGGCATTTCTAATTTATTATATGACATAACCCCTCCCAAACCGATATATTTAAGTATACCATCCCTGGAAGGGGCAGTCAAACATATTTAACTATGCTGTTTTTGATCTTTTCCTGCGTGTTTCTACTACTGCATCCTGCACTGTTACTGCATTCTTATCTGTGGTAGAAAATGCTGCGTTGATCTCGTCTCTTGTAAGTCTGCCGTCATCCATAAATGCACGAGCCAACTTCTCAACAACGACTGCTACTGCACTAAGTCCAGCAACTGTCATAGCCTTTGCTACTGAGATACCTGCAATTGCTCCCGCACCGATTACTGCTAGTGCATTTGCTGCAAATACCGCAACAATACGCATAAGAATATTCCAAATGTTTGTGATACTGTTCATGTTTACTCCTCTTTATTTCTAATAGGACTAGTTATAATCCAAAGACCAAGGGTTGCCATAATTCCATAGCCAACAATAGTCTTTGCGCTACCGTCCAAAACAACCCAGGCAATAAACATTCCAAGAAGAGTCCATGCCTGATCTACTAGGTCTTTCATTATATTCTTTATTACTTTTACCATTTTCTTCCTCCTCTTGAACCTGGTGAATTGCTGCCTGAGCCTCCACCAGAACTTCCTCCACCACTAGAGCCTCCTGCTGCTCCTCCTGCTGCAACCGCTGCTGCGTTAATTGCTGCACCTGTTGCTACAACTGTTGCAACAACCATATCTGTTGCCTCTTCTCTTTCGCTTTCTGTCATGTCGGCACCAATACTTCCAATGGCTGCTAAGGCTGCCCCTGGATCATTGAATACTGCTTCTATTAATGCTCCTGGATCTTGAACTAACTCTATATTTGCTGCTACTTCTGCTGTAATTACCAATACCTCGCCAGACTCAGATGTTCTAACTTCAATTGGTGTTTCTGGTGGAAGGTCTGCATATGAAACTCCAGATGCCTGTACTTGTGCTGCTGATATTGATTCGCCAGGCTTAAGGTCTTCTATTAGTGCTGCCACCACAACATCTTTTTGCTCTTCAGTTAATTCTTTTCCAGACTCTACGGCTTTTTCTATCTCTTCAACAACCTTTTCTTCTTCTTCTTTAATTGCTGCTAACTCTTCTGCAATTTCTGCTTCTTCCTCTGCTATGGCTGCTTCTTCTTCTGCTAGAGCATTTGCTATTTCTTGTTCCATAGCCTCTTTCTCAGCAGCAAGTCTTTCTTCTTCTGCTTTAGCATTTGCCTCTTCTTGTGCTTCTGCTTCTTCTTGTGCAATACGGTCTGCTTCTGCTTGGGCTTCTGCTTCCATCTCTGCCTCTAATGCTGCAAGATCTGCTGCTATGCGATCAGCCTCAGCATTTGCATCTATCTCTGCTTGTATTCTTGCTGCCTCTTCTGCCATTGCTGCCTCTTCTTCTGCAACCTTGGCAGCAAGTTCTGCTGCAATTCTATTTGCTTCTGCATTTGCTGCAGCAATTTCTGCAAGCCTATTTGCTTCTGCCTGTGCTGCTGCAGCCTGTTGTGCAATTAATGCTGCTGTTTCAGCCTGTATTCTTGCTGCTTCTGCTTGTTGTGCTGCTGCTTGGGCTGCAACTTGTGCTGCAATTTCTGCTTCAGTTGGTCCAGTAGGTGCTACTGTAACTGGTCCTGTTGGAACCGCTGGTGTTGTTACAGTTGTTGTTTCGCTAGGTATTGTAACAGTTGCTGTTTCAGGTGTTGGTGTTGTAACAGTTACTGTTTCAGGTGTTGGTGTTGTTACGGTTGTTGTTTCAGAGGGGCTGGGAGTCGGAGTAGGGGAAGGCTCTGGAACAGGTGCTACATATGTAGAACCAGTAACAACATTTGAATTTGTAGAGTAAAGGGCAAATGTATCGTTATCTGATCTAATATGAAATGACCAGACTGTTCCTGCTGGCATAAGTCCATTTAGCAAAGAATGATCAATTGTAATTGTTGTATTTAATGAATTTGGTCCGCCAACATTTCCAGTAGCAATTCCCCAGCCATTGCACCCAGTACAATTAAAACTAATTGCATATCTTTCTGGTTGAGTGTTTCCAGTGTCTGGTGCTTCCCAGACCAATACTGTTGATGTCTCATTGCTAGATATAGTTAAATTTCTTGGAGGTCCTATTGTTTTAACTACTGGTGCTGCTTGTGAAGTAAAGGCTTCTGCTGGGATGATCTGCATTGATCCAGATTGATTCCAGTAAAGTTTTACATTTGCTCCCCCGCCATTTTCATAATACATTAATTCTATTGTTTTAGGTACTCCCGCTGTAAAAGATATTGGATCAGTTGTAGTTCCTCCGCCACCTTTGTCAACCCAGTCATTTGCTACTAAAACTCCATCAATGTATAGTTTTGTGCCGTCATCTGCTGTTGCTAAAAATGATATATCTTGAGTAGAATCGCTTCTAATCGATCCCGTAAAACGAACAATAACATCCTCTGATGGTCCACCTAAAACGCTGCCAAGACCCCACTGAAAGTTAATATTGGATACATTAGTAGTGACGACTGGAGAGGCTCCTTGGGGTATATAAGGGGCATCATTCTGTCCCAGCACATTATAAACCTGAGCAGTTAAACCTTCTGCTGCGTGGGCTTTATCAATTATTAAAAGCAGGGGAAATAGAGCAAGGGATAAGACCAGTGCTACTCTCAATAACTTTTTAATATTTAACTCCTTGTAGTCGTAGTGGTGATATGACTATTAAGGCTATTATATCATTTTATGCAACAAAAAAGGGAGCCTATTGCTAGACTCCCCTAATTGTTGGACTATTAAGAGTTACTTCTTAAGAATCTTGTTCACAAGAGCAGTCAACGCTGTCAACTGCTTCTTTAGATTTGCAAGTGCTGTGTTAACAGACTTTGTAAGTGCTGCAACTGCTGCAGAAGCATTTTCTGCTGCAAGTGTTGCTGCATCTGCTGCCTTTACTGCCTCAAGAGCAGCATCTGTTGCTGCGTTAGCAGCCTTTGCTGCATCCTCAGAAGCCTTTGTAGCAGCCTTAGCAGCAGTGTTTGAAACAACTGCTGATGCTGTAACTACAACCTGACCTGCTACTGGAAGAGATGATCCACCAGTTGCTGAGATTGTTACTGTATTTTCTGTCAATGGCATAAATACCTTGTATGACTTTACAGTTTCTGTATCAGTTGTGATTGATGTTGCTGTAAGAACATCTGAACCTGAACCAAATGCATAAGTAGAAACAATTCCACCTGTTGCAAATGCGTTAGCGTGTGTCTTTCCAGATACTGGTAGACCTGCTGCATCAAGAATCTGAACCTTAATGGTTGCTGCTTCTCCTGGGACATATTCAGTCTTGTCAAATGACAACTTAACTGTTGCTGCTGCTGCCTCTACACGAGTAGAAACTGGAGCAGATACAATTGTTCCTGCTGCATTTCTAACTGTAACTGCAACTCCGCCAGCCTTGACACCTGTAAGTGTAAATACTGCTTCACCGTTTACGATTGTTGCTGCTGTACCTGAATCAGATACTGTTAGAACATCGGATGAGTTAGCATAAAGTGTTCCTGCTCCAACTGTTACGCCAGATGCATCCTTAGCAACTGCCTTTACAGTGGTTGTGTTTGCACCAACTGCGATAACAGACTTAACTGGAGTAGCAACGATTGTTGCGATATCACCATAGAATGTTACCTGCTCTGTTGCAAGAACTGTACCTGTAAGTGTTGTAAGAGTAATTGTTCCAACTCCTGCTGTACCGTCAGCAAATACACCAATGTGATTTCCTGTAGGGATTACCAATGCACGACCAAGAGCAGAGATAGTTGTAGCGTTTGTGCCATAACCAATCAAGCCTGTTCCTGAAACTGTTGCAAGAATTGATTCAGTTGCTGATCCGCCTGCTGCATTCTTAGGTGTAACAACAATTACTGCTGCTGCATCTGTAGAGGTAGCCTTTGGAGCAAACACAGAATCATCTGCTGTTGCTGTAGTAACTTCACCACGGTTAAGAATTGAAGTTGTTGTTGCTGCAGAAGGTGTGATATCTGCTGCCTTAACTGTTACTGTCCATGCAACTGATGGACCTGTTGATGGGCGAGTTGTTAGAATACGTGCTTCATATGTACCAGCAACTGATGGAGCAACCAATGAAACTGTGAACTTTGCAGTTACATATCCTGGTGTACCAACTGTTGAATTAACATCTGCTGAAAGTGAACCTGCTGCAATTGCAACTGTAGAGGTTGTTGTTTCAAGCAATGATAGTGTTGCTGACTTGTTTGAGCCTGAAGGCTGTGTGAAAATAGCAGATAGCACAGTTGCTGTGTCTGCTGCTGTTTCCGAAATAAATGACAATGTAACTACTGCTGTAGCAGTCTCACCAGCGGTGATTGTATCTGTAGCAGAGTCAATCGTTAGCGTTGGTGCGATTACAGCAGCACTTGTCGGAAGTGCTGAAATAACGCCAAAGGTCATCGCTGCAGCAAGACCTAGGGCAATTTTCTTAAATGAATTCATCTTTCTCCTTGTTTTTATAATAAATTGAATTTGTCCAGGAAATCACGCACATCATCCGTCATTTGCCTAGGTTCTAATTCTATCATACTTCTCTTTTTCTGTGCAAGTTGAGCAGCAGAAGCAGACCAAGTATGTACTTCAATAACTGTATTAGTAGTCTTTGGGGTATGTGATATAGCCCCAAATACTGCACCAGATACAGCATCTGCTAAGTCTTTAGATTTTTTACGGGGGTGATCAACACGATTGCCCTTCATAATCTTTAACTCAGACATTTCTTCTAGCAGTAATGGAATCATAGGAATTGCTACACGCTCTTCATATACCATCATTGCTAAATCTTCATAGTGTTTTTTTGCAACAGAAACAGTTTCAGTTCTAATTCCAACTGCCTGTAACTCATTCTGAATGTCAAAAGATTGCCATCGGTCAAAAGAAACCATGCCAATATTAAATCCCTGTCTACGCAAATTCATAATCCACTGTTTAACTTCCGAAAGGTTAACTGGACCTTCAGACTTTGGTTCCCACCAAGCAACAGCATCAACAATGACCATTGGTGCTACCTGTTCATAGTCTTTGATTACCTGAATGTTCACCCACTTATCTACGTGAGCAATAGCAACAGCACACTTGTCGTGCTTCTGTGCAAGGTCTGCATGGATATAGTATGTCTTGTCTGGGTCTGGTTTAAATGACTCATCAAACCTTCTAAATTGATCTAGAGGGTTTCTAATTGTCATTACCTTTTCTAGTTTTGTTTTATCTTTAAAGAAGGCATCTGATGCATAGGTTGGCATACATGCAAAACGCATCATCGCATCACCAAGGTCTGTATAAAATGCTATCTTAAAATCATCAATATGACGAGTTGGGTTTACTTCCCATGTAGGTCTTTTAAATGCTAGGACTCTTGGTATCTTGTATGAGATGATTGTGTCTTCATCCCACGAAATTTCAAACCTATTGCCTGGATCTTCATGTGGCAAGTCTTCATTGATAATGAATGTATGCTTGCGCTCTATAGTTTCTTTTTCTGCAATTACAGACTCATATTTTTGAGATATAAAGTCGCCTTGATATCTTGGGAATGATAGCAATGCCACCTTACCAAGATCAGGGAAACGAGAATCTACAGTACCACGGAATGCTTTGTAAATGTTTTCTGCAGTCTTTCCTTGTTCATTACCAGTACCAACTTCTGAAGCAAAACCAGAGATTTCATCAAGTACCGCCATGAATAGGTTCAAACCCTCATGTGATTCACGCTCTGAGTGACCAGAGTAAACTGTTACAGACTTATCAAAATCAATTGAATCTGCCTTTGGGTTGTACTTTCCTGCAAACCATGGTGATCTTTCAATCTTAGACTTAAAACCTTTAAAGAAAACATTCTTAGCCTGCTGAGCATTAATAGCAACGTTAATAATGTCAATAGCATCTCCTGCTGGCTTACCATAATAAACAGCGGGATCCTTTAGGCATAGCAACTTATATACTACATATGCACATGCTACGGTAGATACAAAGTCCTTACCGCTACCTTTGCCAAGTTGCAAAATAATTTCATTCTTTGTAAATTTTCTATAGTATGCTTCTCCAGCAACATCCCCCAGCAAAGTCTGAAGATCTTCTTTCTTGTATATCTGACTCATTGCTTCTACAATTTGATATTGAATATCGGATAGTGGTGGCTGTCCAAGATAGTCTGGAGACTCTACAAATGTCTTTGCATCTACAGGAGTTTCTACAAAATGATTTTCCTTAAGTACTTCAAGGAACTCATTGAACATCGTGGACAACTGTAATCACTTCTCCTTCTCGTGCAATTGCAGACAAGCGTTGCATAATTATGTCACGAACTTCTGGATGCTCCGAAGCAATATCTCTTAATATGCCAACAAGAACTTCTTGACGGCGCTCAATCTCAACTACTTCTTCTGCAAGTTCTTTGTTCTCTAAAAGTCCAGCCTTTTGAAGCATGTCAATTCTTTTAGACTCAATATCCATAACAAGTTTAATTGCAGCAGTCTTTGCGCTAAGATTATTAGTCATAGTCGCTTCATCAATAACTTCATAAGATTTTGAAATAAGTTTTGTGTAGTGTGTGTCTGCTCCAACCAACGCTTCTTTTGCTCTAGCACGAATTGCAGCATTGTCAGAAGCCATGGCTTTCCACTCATTAATAAGTGTAACAACACGAGTGCGTGGAATGTCTAATTCTTTTGAAATTACGGTTGGATCATTTCCCTTTAAGTACTCGCTTACAACAGTATTTACCTGATCAAGGTGTTTAACTATGTCTTCTTCAGTTGACATACTTGCCTTCTAGCCTATTGATTTCATCTTTAATGTAGAAGATTGCTTTCTCTAAATCTTGAATGGTTTTTTCCTCGTCTTTAATTCCTGCTCTCCAAAGATATTTAAATGCGTTTCCAATATTAAAATTTCTATGGCGTGTAATCTGAATGCACTCTACGCCAGAAGGATCTGTTGTGTAGTGTATTGGGTGATTGACTTGATCTACTGTTATGTTAAGATTTTCACTCATCGTCTTCCCAATCAAATACTTCTGGCAAACCTCTTAGTGCTGTAACAACATAGGTTAACCCTACTGCACCAGCAAGTCCTAAACCAATAACTACCTTTTGCAATTTGTTCATCGTCTTGACTTCCTTAATCCAAATTTAGCAAGGTAAACATAGATAGTCTCTACGCTTGCCCCACACTCTTTAGCAATATCTTCTGGACTCCTCTTGTCCATTAAATACCGCTTGCGTAGCCAAACTTCGCTTGTATATAGTTTACCAGTCATAGTACTATTTGTCAACCCCTATTGCCTTTGTCCAGTTGCTTAGAGCCCAATGACCAATACCGCAAGCATCGGCTACATCATTATCTTCAATCTGCCTATCATAAATAGTATTAATAAACTTAATGGTTCTTTCTTTTCTAAGGTTTCTTTCATACGACTTATACCATGATACAGATTTGGCAGGGTTAGCGGAACGAATAACCAACTGCTCTTCCTTAGATATTTTTTTATTACCAATAAAGTTTTGCCATGTAATGGGAGAAACCTTTCCAACAATCTGTGTTCCAGTCTGACCTGCTGCACCCAAGATAGCACCTTGAACTAATGCTAAGTCTGCAGCAGTTTTAGGGCTATTCATAAATACCGTATGCTCAATTATAATTGCTTCAAAACCACCATAGTGATCAAACACAGCCTTAACTCTTTCGCCAGCATTTAAAACCTTTTCATATATATCATTGCCTTCAAACTGTATTTTTCCTATAAAGCCTAGTTCTTTAGATTTGGTATTAAATAAAGCAAAAGCAAGATTGTTTGTGCTAGCATCTATAGCACAAATGGTCTCTGGCATCATGGGAACTCCCCACTTACTCTTGTTCATATTCTATGAACCCCTTTAACTCTTTTAGCATTTTTGCCACTTGCTTTGCACTAACATTACAATTTGCACAAAACCCTGAATCATTATAAATAGATAGAGATGTATCACAACCGCCAAGACATTTACGAACCTTTCCGATTCTTTTTTGTCTTTTTGTTGCTTGATATCTTTCAGCAATTTTTTCTCTTGTAGATTCTTCTCTACAAGTTTCGCTGCAGTATATCTGATAAGTTACTTTCGGATGAAAGTAGGCTTCACATCTACTACATAGTTTCACTCAATTCCTCCAGAGAAGCGATCTTTATAGTTCCCGTGCCAGCCTCTTCACACGCTGCCTTTACTGGGCATGTCTTACAGATCTTTGAGTTACCACGATAGTTCTTAGTTGGTAGTGTCTTATCTACCCAAGCCTGACGAACTTCACGCATCCAACTAAATGCACCCTCAACCCATTGACGATAGTTATCATTAACCTGAACAGGAATGATCATAAGGTCGTGAGTATTCTTGTTCTCATAAATTAGAGCACCCTTAGATTTACCAAATATCTTCATGTAAATAAGCAACTGAACTAAGTGACCAGTCTTAGGCTTATTTGTTTTCTTGCGGTACTCAAAACCCTCGTTCATCATTGTCTTGATTTCACCAAGGATTTCTTCTCCTTCCCAATTAAGCATTACGTCTCCGTAACCAAAAATTGGTGGATCATTATAAATTACCTTAAACTCTGTAGTTACTTCGCCCTTATCGTTAACATATGGAATACCAACTCCAGAATTTAACATAGCCTTCTGAATTCTATCGTGTCCCATGGTTCCAGAACTCATGTTGGCAGCACCGTATGCATCTGTATAGTCATCAAAAATAACACCATTAAATGCTAAGAACCAGTATCTAGGGCACTGTCCATGTTGGTATGCAATTGTAGATGGAGCAAAGGACTTCTTGACTGTATGCTTTGGTCCTCTGTCGGAAATGTATCCAGTCTGGATCTTCTTAACCATTTCTTCTGCATTAAATATTTCATTCTGTTTAGCCATGGCATCTCTGTGCTCTGACTCCTTTAGCATTACCTGCTTTAATAAACTCTTTGTCATTGTTATCCCCTTGTTTTATATAAGTATAGCAGGTTATCGCATAATGTATTTTAATGCTGATACTAAATTATTGACTGCTTCTGCTGCTGTGTAATAGATGTTTTTCTTTGCACGATTGTTTTTGTCTACATTGGCCATCCAGGTAGCCTTTAGTGCTAACTTTCCTGCAATTGCCTGAAGTCTAACAATCTCAATTGCTGCAACTGGCATGGGGATGTCTGGCTTAATAATTAACTTAGCAATCATTGTGAGTGCTATCGTCAACTCTTCATCTTCCATAAAGTCAGCAATCTCTGCCAAGCCATTAACCATATCTAATGTTGTATTTTCTGTCATCTTATTCTCCTTCTACTAACTGTTCTAACATATCTAATTCAATTATAGCAAGTCTTACCTTTTGTGTACCCTCGCCAAGAACAATGATCAAGGCTGGATCCATACTCTTTTTAAGTGCATCTGTAACAGCCTTAGCCCACACATCTTGATTTAGAGTAAAAGACTTTGAACACTCTTTAAAGTCAATAACAAAGTTATGCCAAGAAGCGTCACCTTTAGTGTTATTTCTTCCAGAGTTCTTGTGCTGTTTTGCACCTATTCTTTTAGATTCAGAGCGCTCACTCATCGGCAAAATCTTTCTTGGTTTTTTTCTTTGCCATAAGTTCAACCTTGCTTATATGTTTTTTAGTGCACATCCAGGTTGTATCTCCAGAGTCAAGCCAGAACCTCATAGACTGCACTGGCTCACTGCATTTCTTACATGTAAACTTTCCGTTAAAAACTATGAAATCTTTTTCAGCCATTAATAAGTTTACTCTTTAAACTTTCTTGAAGGTCAAGATCTTCTTTAACACGATTAATAAATCCATCTCTACCTTGAACCTTTGTACCATCATCAAGTTGATACCAAGCACCTGTACGATTAACTAGCCCTGCTGCTTCTGCTGTATCTACAAGATCACCAATAGAGTCAATACCAATGTCATCACCTCTAAAATAAAAATCATATTCTCCTGATTGAAACCCTGGAGAAGTTTTAGAGAACTGCAATTCCCATCGAATCTTTCTACCAACCTTTTCTTCAATCAACTTATCACCAATCTTTATCTTTCCTTTGATTGCTTGATTGTCCGATTCAGAAGAAAATAATTTAATAACAGTAGAGGAATAGAACTTAGTAGCCTGACCACCAGTAGGCTGCTGGCTAGTATACATAGCATTAATATTATTACGGCTTTGACTAATAAGGACAAAAAGAGTCGGCTTAACTTTATTATTTGCATAATTAATCATCTTCCATGCATTGGAAAAGTCACGAGACTCTGCACCAATTTGTTTTGTATTTTCAAGTTGCTTAAGTTCATCTGAATCCTTTTCAAAATAAATTGCAGGAAGCAAAGATGTAATTGAGTCAACAACAACAATATCTACTCCAGCATTAATAAGATTAGTTCCTACATCAACCATTTCATTAATGGTTCTTGCTTGTGAATAAATGAGTTGAGATGAATCAACTCCAAGTCTTTCTGCCCACTTTGGATCGTATGACATTTCTGCATCTATCCACGCACACACCTTGCCTTGCTTCTGCGCTAGACCTATCATCTGAAGGCATAGAGAGGACTTTGCAGAGGACTTTGAGCCCCATACCAATACTTGCCTGCCATAAGGAAGTCCACCTGCCAGAGCACGGTTTAAACCAAAACTAGGTGTCTCTGCATATTCTATTGGTGGCACTGAGTCCCCAACCATAATAGTCTTACGCAACTTAGGGTTAAGTTGTGCCAATACTTCTTCCATACTAACTGACATGAACATCCTCCAATGTAACTGTTCCATCTTTTGTTTTACCAAAACTAAATTTATATGCCTTGCCTTCTTCTAGATGCATGTATGCTTTAGAAAATGCTGTAGGAAATACAGTGATTGAATGCAAGTCTCTTGTAGTATCTGCAAGGGTGAGGGTTGCCATCTTCTTACCTGCCTTTGTCATTCTTGGTTTAAATGATACTACAAACATTTCCTCATCCTTAAAGGGTAATTGCTTGTAACTTAAGAATTTAACCAATGCATTGCTAGAATTTTTTATTTCATCAGCAGGTATTGCAGATACAATCCTATTGTCACTTGCAAGAATAAGATAACTGCGACCAGTCTCAATGGTCGTACCTTCATCATCAAATATGCCGATGCTCCCAGTTTTGTCCAAAATTTCAATTCTTGACCATCCAGTTCCTCGTTTAATAGATTTTACCATACCCATTAATATAAATGAGCCTTTCTCCTCAAAGTCTTCAACATCATTAATAAATGCATAATAATGCGAAGGTATTGTAATGTTGAACTCTGGAAGATTTAAATACTCGTATAGATTTTCTTTAATATCATTATCATTTCTAGGGTTATCTACAAATGTTGCAGCACCAATAGATCTTAGAGCCTGAAGTGCACGAGAGTTTACTCCGTTACCTTTTGTGAAGGTGAACTCTTCAAGTTCTTTGTAGGACCTAAAAGGCCTTGCTGTAATATATCTTTCTGCAATCGTGTCAGATATGTACTTGATAGCGGTGAGTCCAAACCGAATACCTTTACCCTCAATTTTAAAATCTTTATCCGAATCGTTAATGTGAGGTAACTTAACAGGAATGCCCATTCTTTTCGCTTCAATAAGATAATCAGTTCGCCCATCTTTATCCTTCTCATTCTTTAATAGTGAATACATAAATTCTAGTGGGTAGTAGTATTTGAGCCACGCTGTCCAGTACGAGACAGTAGAGTAAGCAACGGCATGCGACTTGTTGAAGGAATACCCAGCATGCGCTTCAAAATCCTGCCAAAGATCAAGAGCATCATTAGGGGAAATAAACTTAGAAGCACCACTAATGAACCTATCCTTGAACTCATCAAACTCTTTAGCATCTTTCTTCTTACCAATGATTTTTCTAACTTTATCTGCTTCCGACATGGACATACCGCCCAAGTGTACGCATGCTTGCATAACTTGCTCTTGGTAAAGAACGCAGCCATATGTGTCTCCTGTAAACTCTTTCATAATTTGATGGATATAAGATACATTTTGCTTACCGTGTTTGCGAGCAATGTAGTCTTTACCAATTGTATTCATAGCACCTGGACGAACCAGAGCATTAGATGCAGCCAACTCATTAAGATTTTTTACACCCATCTTAACTAAAAGGTTCGTATATGGTGTTGCTTCACACTGAAACACACCCTTTGTAAAACCACTTGATAGCATTTCATAAACATTTGCATCTTCAAGGTCAATCTCTAAAAGGTTGATATCTTTAAAATGATTTTCTTTAACCATTTCCAGTGTATCTTTAATGACGCTCAATGTCTTAAGACCAAGTGCATCAATCTTAATTAAACCAATTCTTTCAGCCTCTTCCATATCGACTGCAACCACTGGAATCCTATCGTCAGATCCAGTAGCAGAGCGAGTCTCCATCGGCGCAAACCTAAAGATTGGATCTTTACTAGTAACAACTCCTGCAGCGTGAATACCAGTACCCCTAATGCGACCACGTAATTGCTCTCCATAAACTTCTACCTCTGGATATTTCTCTCTAAATTCTTTTGTTGATTTTGATGTGCAAAAATCATCCCACGTATCTACAGTCTTTAAGACCTTGTTTACATCTGACAAAGGAATGTTCAACACTCTTGAAACATCTCTAACAATACCCTTGCCAGTAAACTCTAAGAATGTGGCAATAGATGCAACATGTCGATACTGTCTAACAAGATAATCCTTTACCTCTTCACGACGAGTATCTTGAATATCTGTGTCAATATCTGGAAAGTCATTACGATCTGGATTAATAAATCTAAAGAACAGTAGTCCATATTTGATTGGGTCAATATCAGTAATACCAAGAGAGTAACACAGAAGTGAACCAGCAGAAGAACCACGGCCTGGACCTACTAAGATTCCTTCTTTCTTAGCCCAAGCAATCATGCTTTGAACAACAAGAAAGTAGGGACCAAAACTCTTTGCCTTAATGATTTCTAACTCTTCATCAAGACGAGCAAGATACGCTTCATCTTTATCTAAACCACGAGCCTTAAGACCCTCAATTGCAAGCAACCTAAGTTCTTTATCTGGATTCTTATACTGTACTGGTAGAAGATTTAGACCATCCTTAATATCGTAGTCTTCTACCTTATCGGCAATACTAATAGAGTTGACATACATATCTTCTCTTACTATACCCTGGGATTCCATGGCTACCTTCATCTCATCATAAGACAAAAGGTGGATATCGAATTTATTAAAAGACATCTGTCTATCTTCACCGTATAGATAGTCAAGTCGCTTCATCATGTCATCATGCTTTGCTGACTTATCGTATGTGGCAGTTTTCTCTACTTTAGCGTGAGAGTTCATCAATAGTTTAAACTCTTGAATTTCCTTTTGTGATGGATCAACATGGTGACAGTCTGGGGTAACCACTGTTTGTATTTTAAATTCGTCTGCAAGTTCTGATAATTGTTTGTTAACTTCTGCCCCATTGTGTGGCATTAATTCCATATAGAAATCATCTTTGAATACACGACTAAACCACTCAATGTGCTTCTTTGCCTGTGCATACTCTCCAAACTCAAGAGCCTTTGCAATGATACCGCTTAGACATCCAGATAAAACAATAATACCTTCTGAGTACTTTTCAAGAACTTCAAAGTCAAAGCGTGGCTTATTGAAATATCCTTCAGTCCAAGCGATTTCATTAATCTTGTTTAGATTCTCTAAACCAAGTTGGTTCTTAGCGAGAAGGATAATGTGATTATAGATTAGATCTGTTGGCTCTGTGCGTTCTGCCTTCGGCCTCTTATCAAATCTATCAGCACAAAAATATCCTTCTACGCCAAGAATAGGTTTAACACCCTTTGCTTTTGCAATTCGGTACAGTTCCCGATGCCCAGATAAAGTTCCATGATCTGTGATAGCCAATGCTGGCATACCAAGTTCAACTGCTCGGTCAATATATTCTTCTGGAGTAGCAACACCATCAAATAATGAATAGTGTGTATGGATGTGTAGACCTACGTAATTCATATTACCAATCTGTGTTGGTAGCAGAAGTTGTTGTAGGACCGTCAAAGCCTAGATAAAAGGCTTCTTGCTCCGCATATGGAATCTTCTTGAGTGCAAGTTCCAATGGGAATGGTTGAACATTAGACCAGTCAAATGGTTCCTTGTCTGGTGCAGATGGAATAAGTGTGTAATTGGTTTCAGTACCCTGACCATTACGCTTCAACTTCCACTGAACATTTGAGATGCTACCTGTTTCAAGTGCATACTCACGAATAGTGTTGAATGATGATTGCTTGCTGATACCCATTGACCAGATTGCAACATATGGCGCTTCAATGCCATCATCTACTAGTACATTGCAGTAGAATCGTAGACGGGCTCTCCAGCCAGCCTTTGGATCCTTGCGATGCATTTCTTCAGCCCAGTCACGGCCTTCTGATTCCATAGTGTCTACAGCCTTGCGCTTATAGTCCTTTGGGTTTGTGTGTTCCTTAACGACAAGTGCAAGTCCACGACCTTCGTTGTAGTTTGCTGAGTCTTCGTCTAGTTCTTCAATAAAGCGAATCTTTACTGATTGACCATCGGCAAGTTTTAGCCACTTTACCTTTGGTGAGTTTTCGTCATACTTTGGCTTATCGAGCAGGGCGTTGATTGCTTTTAATCCCTTTACTACGCTCATGTTTTCTCCTTCGTGTTGTTTATATTAGTTTAGCATAGACGATATAGATTTGTCAAAATCAAACTCAAGGCTCTTAATTGAATCATCATCCATATCCCCAATGTCTTTATATTTTTTATCTAACTGAATTACGCTAACAGCAGAACCAAGTTTTTCAATTAACTTATCTTTCATAATGCCACCAGCCTCATCATTATCTGCAACTAGTACAATGTTTGGAAAGTACTTCTCTAATAGTCTAACTTGTGAGATAGACACATTAGCACCCAGAGTTGCAACTGCTGGGAAACCTACTTGATCTAGTCGTATTGCATCAAACGATGACTCTACAACATATACCGTACTTGAACTTTTTACTCTGTGCAAGTTAAATAGTATCTTGCCTTTAGGAAGTCCAGGTGTATTCTTAAATTCTTTGCCTTCAATTGTTCTCGCAACAAAACCGATTGTCATTCCATCTGGAGACTGCATTGGTATTGTAACTGAGTCTTGCTTTTCAGAAAATCCTAAATTAAATTTTACCACAGATTCACGAGTTATCCTTCTTCCTTCAAAGTATCTCATGGCTCTTGGAGACTCTAATGCTTGATTATTTAATCTTTTAATAAGTAACTCGTCGTATTGAACAAAATCTGGGGCTGCGTACATTGCCTTATTGACAACCTTTTCAATATCTGTTTCTGTTTGCTTACTCTTAATGTAGCGAACAGTTTCAAAATATGTTCTGCCAGTCATATGCATTATAAATTCTTCAAGACCCTTTGTTGTTTGACATCCAAAACAAAAAAACAAGCCACTCTCATTAGATACTTCTCCTGCTGGAGTTCTACTATTGTTGTGGTATGGGCAAAAGATTATAAAGTTATTTCCAAACTCTGCCTCAATATCTACTCCAGCACCGTTTAGCACTCTGCGAATTTGTTCTTCGCTATAAATATTACTTGCCATCTTCAAAGTCCTTGTATCTATAGTAGCCCTTGTCAAAGTCGACCTGTACTAAAAAATCACCCATAAAGCCATTACGGTTTTTTCTAAAGACACATTCAATAATATCGCTATTGGCTCCTCTGCCAAGTGCAAGTAGCCAGTCAGCATCATAAGAAATCTGTCTTGACCATGCGGTTTGTCCAAGAGTAGGTGGAGTGCTTAAGTCTTTTACATCATCAGGTGTGGCAGATGAGATAGCAATGATAGGCACTTCTTCACTAATAGACATTAGTTTAAGTTCTCGTGAAAGGTTCTTCATCTTTACCGTTTCGTTATCAGCCCTTTGGTTTGGACTCATCAACTGAAGATAATCTACTACAACAAAGTCAGGCTTGTACTGGTCAATTTTTCCACGGATCACAGAAGGTGTTACCTCTCCACCTGAATCATTTGAAATAATGTGAAACTCTGGGCGACCCTCTACCTTATTTGCATGCCATTTGCGAAGCATGTCAATCTCAACCTCACCATTTGACAATTTACGATGAGACCAAAGTCCCTCACCCATAATTGCAAATACACGATTACGAACTTCTGTCTCAGACATTTCAAGTGAGATAATCATAGGAGACTTTCCTTGCTTCCATGCCTGTACAGCAAAGTACAAAGCCATCCAAGACTTACCGATACCTGGATAAGCAAGAAACACTCCAAGTTGACCTGGCATAATTCCAGCAGGAAGATAGTTATCAAAACCTGGAAGACCAGTTTTAATACCAATGGCTCCTAATTCATTTTGCTTTTTAACTCTTTCAAAATATGCAACCGCATCTTCAAGATCTGTTGCATCAATATCACGAATTGCTGCGGTATTTTTTTTAAGTTCTGATGTCTTTGTAATAAGATGTTCGAGTGCACCAACACCATTTCCGCCTTGAACCTCTCCTGCTGCATTACGAAGAATATCCTTTAGGCTGTCATTTAAATATTCTGTTTGAAGTTCTTCTAGGTGATGCTTTGTAGAACCTACTCCAGGAACGGGCTCAAAGTCTCTAAACTTTTCTCTAACAAGATCTGCTGGGGGAAGACACTGATTGTTTTCAGAGTATAAACGAATAAAGTTCCAGATATCGTTGTGGGTTCTTAGCAGTGTTTCAACATTGGCTTGTAGCAAAACATGTATCTGCTTATCTTCTAGTAAAGCAGAAATTACTTTTGCCTCTGTGTTATTCACTTAACCACTCCTTAGCCAATGCCCTGCGCTCTTTACGCTCTTTGTAATCTTGTTCTACTTCTAGTTTACCACTAATAATTTTTTCTGCATTATAAGCAAAATAATTCCATGTTGGCTCTTGAGATATGGAAAAGTAATATTCTAAAAGATCGTAGCATTGAGAAATACCGTACGACTCTATCAGAGCATCTGCTGACCATTGGTCAACATTAAGATTCATGTTTGACTTTTGCTCATACCTTTGAAGATATAGTTTATTAAATCTACTGAGCAAAGCCATTCGGTCTTTGCGGTCAGCCACTATTCGTTAATTTCTTCTTTGGCTTCGTTGATCTTGTCAGTAAGTTTATCTTCAACAAACTTGTATACACGCTCAAATGCTTCGTTTGTTGTTTCTCCATCACGCTTGCTGTCAACTACACCAAGGTCAAGTCTCAATGACTGAAAGTTGCCTAGATTTAGTGTATAGCCTAGCGTTACATTTATCTTAGTTGAATCGTTTTCCATTCCCCACCCGTTTCTATTTTAAATACTTTCAGACCAGACTGGTATATATCTTCCATCTTCGGTCCTTGTATATGTAAGTATACCGTCTCCCATTCGCCGTGTCAATTCTTGGCTAGTAGGAGTCATGTTGTTTGTTATTAATTTGTCTTTTCTTGGTTGTCCAATATGTATACTTGCAAGTATAGCACGTATTTCTCTTACCTGTGATTCTGAATAGTATGCTCTTACTTGCCAATGTCTCTCTCCATTTAACTGTGCCCCAATTGGTGCTGGGATCATTCCTCGTTTAATTAATGTTGGAATATACTTCCTATGTCTATTGACAAGAACAGCAGTTTCTGCTACACTATATGCTCGCTCTTTACTTTTTTTAAAATCTGATAAGAGGCATGTCTCTAATCTATCTTTAGTAATATTGTAAAACGTAACCATGCCAGTAGATCTTGATCTATGATGAACTCTTACTAAGTCACCATTAAGAAACCATACTCTAACTTTGCCTTTTATTACAGGCTCGTTATTGTATTCTTCGCTCTGGATTTTTCCTTTAGTAGTAGCCATTTGCCTTCCTGACTTTGTGTTGGGGGGTGGTAAAATGTTCTAAATCCGCACATCATGCAAAAAGTTTCCATATGATCTATGCTTGTATACTGTCTATCAAGAAACACTCTGCCCTTGCACTTACCACAGACTAGCATATCAAATCTTTCATTTAGTTTGGTATTCCAATTATAATTAAGTTAACAGCCAAAGACAAATCTCCTGATGCACCAAACCTAACAACTCCATCTACCTTGGATGTTGTTATATTTTGCAAGATTACTGTTACATTTTGACCAGCAGGTGTTCCACCAACGTTGACTGCTGTTGCAGTAACGATAGGAGCATACTTATAATCACTAGGAAAACTGTAAGAAAATGGTTTTTCGGATGATGCTGAAACGGTACTGTTGTTTGCAATGCTAACATATCCACCAACAAATCTGGTTTCTGATGTCTTTACGCTTTGCTTGCCTGCTGTTCCAGAATCAATAGTTGTATAGTTATATGTAGCAGAAGATACTTGTGTTGATAGATCATTAATCGTATCTGCTAATTGATAAATATATGAAACATCAAGAGGTTGCCCTCTTTCTGGTAGTGGTACTTTTGCCATTATTTCCTCCTGTTAAAGTATATCATTAAACTGTCCAAGGTCCACCTTGATAAACCCTTAAAAAATTAGTGTCTCTAGATATTGGAGAACCCTTTAGATAAATTTCAACAGAAAGTCTATTTGGTGCTGAGGCTTGAACAATATTGTTTTTAGTATATGTTGTTGGAGTAATCAAAGAAATGTTTGACGTATCTACTCTTGAACGATATTTCCAGTCTCCACCATCTTCTCTATCCCACTTTACCCAAACATCATAAGATAACGCTTCTTTAATTAAAACTGATCCCTTTTTAATTTCAACAGAGTTCCAGGCAACTGTGCTTACATCCCCAGCCTTGCTATGATGAATTGTTCCAGGCACATATGTAAATTCTGGTTTAACTAAAAAGATGGGAGACCAATGAGAGGTTCTGTTCTTATCTTCAGATACTATTCTATAGCGCACTTCATACCCCTGAGTTATAGAATTAATTGCTGGAAGCCTGGACTCAAGTATTTTTGCTTTTTTAATTGTCTCATTAGTCATTAAGAAACGCCTATCGAAAATCTAAACTCAATGTAATTACTTGTATTTGGTGATTTAATTATTGTAGATGCTGTTTCATTTTGAATAACAGAATAACCAGTCAAACCGTATAGTGGATTTAAAGATGAAACATTTTCTAATCTCATTGCATCTAAAGCAACGTAGTAGTCGGAAGATGGTGTGCTTCCTGTCAGTGTTGTTACATATATTTTTGCAACAGTAACCGCATCCCATGTAAAATTTGAACTTACATAAAGGCTCTGCAACTCTTTTGAAATAACAAAATATCTATTTGAATCAAAATCATATTCTCCAGGACCAGTTCCATTTACAAGTTCTGCCTCAAACCTAGCAAATGCATCTGGAGAGGAAGAGTCTGTTGAAGCAAAATCAACTAAAACTCTAACAATATCTGGAGAAGATGCGTTTTGCAATGTCTTAGATTCTCCATCTTTGTTGATAATAGAAAATGCCAAACGAAGTTGATCTGTTGGAGAGTTTTTACTAAAGTCAACACTTGGTCCAGTTAGGTGTATGTGGTTGGATCCGTCTTCAATTATAAAATGATCCTGTCCTGGTCCGCTCTCAGAACTAATTGTTAAGTCAGCGTCATCTCCTCTCATCACAATAACATTATTAAAAAATCTTGGCCTTTCGTATCTTTCTAGTCTTGAAGGTACATAAAAAATTGTATTATCAGCATTAGTTTGAAATACTGGATTATCAGTTGCAATAACGTTATCACCATTTGGAGAATCAAGAGGCTCTGTTATTGACTCAATTGCTACTGCAGAAGCGCTGGCATGATATTGCCAGTTCTCTGTTTGTGTAAATGCAAAAACAGTTTTGCTATCATATGCTCCAGCAGATGAGTTTACTCCAGCAGAATATATTCCTACCTCTGTTATTTCGTATCTTTCTTCTGTGGGCATTTCTGCTGTCAAAACAATCTTCTCTAGTCCGTCTTCATTGATAAAGCCTCTTGAGGATATTGGAACTCTAAACATCTCAAAGTCAAGATTTTTTTGCTCAGAGTAGTCTCCCAAGGCATCACTTGTCAGCAATGGCTTTTTCCCACACCCAACCGCAATATACGATGCATACGCAGGTGCCTGACCTAAAAGGTATTTGCCAATAATAGACTTACCCGAATTAGTTATCATGATTCTTCCATTCCAAGTTGTGACTCATATATTGTACCATTTATGATAATTTGTATTTCTACCTGTTCATCTGCCTCTAAATTTACAGCCTCAACAACAATATCTCCTGTTTGAATATCTGAATAAACATATTTATTGTTTGGTCCTGTTGGAAAAGATGGAACTTTTCTGTCAAGTTTAATAGGAAAATTATTAAAATATTTATTTGAGGTAGACTGTAAAGCAAGTATGTTGTTTGGATTATACTGTTGTTCAATATCAGATAAATTTTTAATCAACTGATAGGATACTGACTGACCATTAACTGTATCATTTCTAGCAATATTTATTAATTCTTGTCCACCAATATCTTCAAAAATAAGATCAGTCATTAACTCTATGGGAACTAGATCATCATCAAATAAAATGTTTCCAGGGATAGAGGTCTTGACTTGATTTGTAGCATTTGATGTCACATATGCCAAACCTGAGTTTGACGGAGTTTCTGGTGTTGAACTAACTGCTGCCATTTTATACCTCGCTCACATAAACTTTCATATTAGGTCCTTCAGGATTTCTAGAGTATTCAATATTGTATACTACAAACCTAGATGACTCGGGAGAAACTAAGTCTAAGCCACTATCATCCTTGTAGTTAATAGAAACAATGTCTCCCAGTTGAATCGTTGGTATTGCAAATATATCAAGACCAACAGATTTTTTAGGTTTCATTAATTTATCAATCATCCACCCCATTAACGACTCTGCAGAATCACTTGTTTGAATGTACGGACTGCTAATTGAAAATTCATTTTTTCCATAAATCATTCTACTTTGCTTGATCTGGTCATACTTAAGTCGTTCAACAACGGGAGAAACAATAACCTCATTGCCTTTAAGTTCTGGGTCTGCAAAATTGCTTCTCTTTTTAAAGTATTCATCTACGGTAAGTTCTTGAGTTGTGTCTTGTGTAAATGTGATTCCCTGTATTCTTAAAAAGTTTCCTGTTGTTTCGTCAAGCGCTAAGGCTTTGTCGGTTGCATTAAAAATTAAAAACTCTGCTCCGTATGAGTTTGCTTGAAATCCAGATGTTGTATATCCTTTAATTCTATTAAATGTTGGAGATAGTTGTGCATACAATGCTGGATAAGCACGATCATACCTAATATCAAAATAGGCACACTCTCTCATGATTGTTCCAAATTCATCAAAATACATATTGTATTTTGGAGATTGCTGGGAACTAACTCCCGATAAGTAGGTTGACTGTACTGCTCCGCTTACAGCATACTTTCTAAATGAGTCATTTAGATTTATTCCACCATCGCCGAATGCTTGTGATAATGTATCTGTAACTGTGGACACTGTATTCTGAGAATAGTTTTGTGCAACAGAATAAACATTTTCAAACATGCATCTTGATGAGCCACGAGTAAAAAGCGCTATGTTATTGTAGACTGGAAGTGGATCTACGTCATCTACTATCTGAATAAGTTTATTATTTACATATAGATAGAACTTTCTTGTTTTTCCAATATCTTGATACTCTACAGATAAATCATATACCGTTGGATTTTCTTCACCCGTCATACGATATTGTCCAGTAAATCGACCATCGTCTACCAAGATATTTGTTAGGCCTCCCCAAAGTTTTACTGGAATTGCTTCTGTAGTTCCTGTTTTTTGCATTACTTTATAAAAAACTATATTGTTTACTAACTCTCCATTAGAGTAAGACTCAATATTATTTTCTGTTAAAGCAATTATTTCAAAATAATATCCATTATTAGTTTCTGGGTTAATCAAAACAGCAAGACCACCAGAACCACCACCTATGCTTGAATTTTGATTAGACAATGATCCAGTAACCTGGTAGTACGAAGTACTTCCAATTGGTGTCTGAGATCTTCCAACATTATTTTCAATTTTTCCAACGACCCTAATTCTTGTTCCAAAATGTTTGTAGGCATTATCCAACTTCTTATATACATATGATAGAAAGTTTACTGGTGTTTCTGTTGTCTTAAATGATGGACCATTTAATATTAAGGCAGATGATTGAACAGTTCCTGATTGTGTTGTTTTTAATTTATTTACTTCAGTTTCTGTTAAATAATTTGTAGCCATGAAGTTTTTAATAACTCCATTTCTAGTTGTCTGTTTAGCAAGCGAGTCATTTTTACCTGCAGTGCCAACAGACAGTCCTAGAGATTTAACTTCAGCCTGTACACTTTCTGTTGAAGACAAACTAAATAAATATTCTTTAGCCTTCATGTCACAGCCACGAACATTGTCTGGATTTGACCAGTACTCGTTTATACCAGCAGAGTGAGAAGTTATTGCTGTTCCAAATTGACCTCTACCGTGAGATTCTACAGCACCATTTTTAAACCTTGTGATTCCTGAAACTGTTTCATAATATGGTGTAGAGAAAATTCTTACAAGTCCAGTAGGGTATATCTTTCCGTTGAATGGTAAAGAAGAAAAGTATTGCTGGTATTCTTCATTACTTGATATCCACACATTACTACCACCCTGCCTATTACTATTTCTCCAAGACCTTATGTCTTCTTCTTTTGTAATATTCATTGGTGCAAGTTTTCCAGGAAGTACTACTTGGGGCTTTGATGTATCAAGTGATCCATCAGTTTTGATTGGGTACCAAATTGGCAAAGTCACATTAAACTGTACGGCATCATATTTAATAATTTCAGCATTAGCATAAAAGTATCCACTGTATCTTGTTAGCCAATAAACATTTTCACCAAGATCAATAATATTATTAGTTAAAACATTGTTAACTACAGTTGGTGCAGAACCTGATATATCAGAGTTAATTGGCATTGCACCTAAAACATAACTGCTTTGCTTAGAGGCAATCTCATTGATTGTTTTTGTATTTTCTGTACCCGAAACTTCCCACAGCAAAGATGGCTTATAGATCCAAGTCTTATCTTGATCAATCATAGTTGATTGTCTGATAGACCCATAGGATCTTTGGATATATCTGCTGGTATAACTAATATTTCCATCATTAAATATTTTTTTATCTTCTGAAGATATAGACAATATGTTTGGCAGTTT